ATTAAACAAAAGTCGACGCGGAATCAGATTTCTCTGCAAAGGAGGAGGGTTGGAATGTGAAATCTGATTGGCTTGCTAGAACAATCATTCCTTTGTTCTATGATATATTATATAGGATTTATGCACGTTGTACAAAAATAAGAACTAATATATTTTAATACTGAATATCTACTAGCTAGATTGGATTTGTATGCGTCTCCAATGTAAGTTAAGTCTGAATAAGGAGATAAATCCTTGAAATTTAAAATTGCTAAATGCCCTGTTTGCGGCGAAATGGGCGAGATGGTCGCAACTAATAATGTATTGGCTCAACCGATATGTTTTAGATGCGTCCAGAAAAATCTAAAATATGATAATTTGCAGGATGCCAACAAATTTTGCCGCACATATAATATACCATTTGATCCAACGTTATGGATTAAAATGGCAGGAGCTCTCAAGGAAAAAGTTTTCCGCGAGTATATGGCCGCACAATATGGTGATGGTGAGAAACCAGCTTTTGCCGACCCGACGACTGACGAAGTTTGAGAAAAAGCTAATCAAGAATGGGATCGTATGCGTCGTTTTAGCGAAATCCTTAATAAGATTGCGCCGCTTAAAGAATCCTACACAGATCGTCAACGTTTAACCTGAGGATCGCAATATTCTTTCGAAGAACTTATAAAACTCGATAGTTTATATATCCGTTCAATCCAAGCAAATAATATTGTTAATCCTTTGCAGCGTGAATCTTTGCGCACATTACTTAAAGTAATGGCAGACATGGATAATGCTATCACTCTTAAAGATAGCACGGAACTTAAAAATCTTGCATCAACTTACAAGACTCTTGCCGCGACAGCACAACTTAGTGAAATGATTGAAAAGACTAAAACGGATGATATTACAACTCTCGCAGAAGTTGCGGAAACACTTGAAGCTAATGGTTTTGTTATGCCTTATTATCATGGCGAAGAAAAAGATGCTATTGATATGGCTATTCATAACATTCAAGAAAGCAACCGCTATACAATATTAAATGCGACTGGACTTGGACAACTAGTTCAGCAAATTGCGGATAAATATAATAGCAATCAAGAACAAGAATTAAACAATAAAGCTACTTCGCAAACTTCGATTCAAGATTTACAAGAAGAATACATGGGTACTCCTGAAGACATACCTGATGAATCGGATGAAGATATAACTAAACAGGATTTTGGAAATGAATCTAATAAACGATAGTGATGACGAAACTCTAGATCCTGAAATAAAGGATTTGGTTGATTTCTTACAAGAAAACGAACATCAATCAACTGGTTTTGTCACGAAACAAAGCATTATTAATAACATGGAAGGATGAGGAAGAATCATTAATCAATGACTCTGCTATCCGGATCTTTTAGCTGATTTCATGACTCCTAAGAAATCTTCTTTCCATTTATATCCTTTTCAGCGTATAATTATTCGCTGTATGGCGCGTTATACGCAAGGATACTTTGTTTTTTCTCGTGGTACCTCTAAATCATTTTTAGGTTTCTTAGAAAAGAATATTCAAGCAATGCTTACTCCTCATTACGCAACGGGTATTATGGCTGGAACGCGTAAACAAGCAGCTCAAATTGCAAAAGAAAAGGTTATTGACGACTTATGGGTAAAATTCCCACTCCTTGCAAATGAAATGCAAAAACGTCGTGTTGGCGGGAAATTGCTTGATGCTTATGCGGCGGGACAAGACTATGCCAAGTTCACTTTTAAAAGTGGTTCTTGAATGGACGTTGCGACTGATCGTGGATTACGCCGAAACAGTATGGATTTCGAGGAAATTATTGAGCAAGATCCAGTATTTGTATCTGAAGTAGCTCTTCCTATGTTGAGCAAAGATCGTGCAACTTTAATGGGCGTTATTAATCCCAATGAACCACAAGCACAAAAGATTTTTGTTACTACTGCTGGTTATCAAGGAACTTTTGCATATGATAAATTGCTTGCAACTATTGCGCAATCTGTTTTTGAACCAGATAAATATATCTTTTTAAGCGGCGACTATAGATTGCCTATGTACCATCATCTTGTCAGCGAGAGTGAAGTTAAAGATAAACTTAACGATCCTTCTTATAGCAGAGATAGTTTTGAGCGTGAATATATGTCTCATTGGAGTAATGCTCCCGTTGGCGCGGCCTTCAAAGCAGACACCCTTATGAATCTTAGAAAAGTTAAGAGCGTTGATTTAAAGAATATGTTGAAATCTGATAGTGATAGCTTTTATGCAATTGGCGTAGATATGGCTAAGGATGGAAATGCGCAGACTGCGGTCGTAATCGCGCGTATTACTCCTGGGCAGAATTATTTTAAGTATCGTTTTGTAAATATGTTCTCAATAAAGAGTACAGATTATATGCAGGTAACCAACGAGTTGAAAGCATATATTAATAGATATGATGCTAAGCTACTCGTTTACGATGCTAATGGTGTCGGCGCGTCAATGCGCGATTGGCTCAACAAACAAACTATTGATGATGCCGGATTGCCACTTTCTGGATTAGGCATTATTAATCCTCCAGACACTGCAGAAAACGATGTTATTCGCTATCCAGACGATAAAACAATTGTTTATGAGGTTAAGGCTGGCGGCGCAAAAGCTGGAACAATACACCATCTTTTCTTTGCGCGTATGAGTACCGGATCAATTACTTTCCCAATTCGTCTAAACGAAGCAGTAGATTTATATTCTAAAAATGCTACATTTAATCGCCTTTCTCAAGCAAAGAAAGAAAATGTTTTAAATATTTATCGTACAATGGATTTAGCAGAAGAAGAATTTAAAAATCTTAATATTGTAGATACTAGCGACAAAATTAATCAATCAATGCAAATAACTCGTCGCAATGCTAAGATACAGAAAGACTTTTTCTCCGCTTGCGAATATCTTGTTTATGGAGTTAATCAGCAAATAGAAATTCCTTATTACGGAAGATTGCATAATCGCGAAGGAAACCGTTTGATGTCTGCGGTAATGATAGATTAATTATTGTTTTGCTTTTGCCAGGAACAAATTGGATGGCGATTTCATTTTAATGATAAAGTGAAAATAGCATTAAGAGGATAAGAGTTTAATGGAAGAAAAACCACAAATTAAAAACTTTAAGGCAACTCGTTTGAGCGACCTTAAAGGAGCTGGTTTATATTCGGATGGCTTCGACGTATCCAATAGACGTGATAGTGAAAAAGGCTATGAAGCGTCGGACTACGCCAATTTTTCTGAAATTCTTGAAGCTCTTTCAACTGCAGATACAAATAAAGATGAACTCGTAAAAGAGTCCGAAAAGTTATATGCGACAAATCGTATATATCAAGCTTTAATTAATACTTACGTTAACTCATTTTTATGGCGCTATGTTGTAGTGCCGCAAAAACTTAAAGTCGATAAGCAAATTCCAGCAGATCAATACCATAAGATGTATTGCGAAATGCTTGAATTAGCTGATGGACTTAACTTAGAGGTGAAGATGCCGCAAATTTTAACGGCTCTTTACGTTGAAGGATGTGCTTACGTAACTTCGTATTATGATAAAACTGCTAATGCTATTTGTTTAATAATTTTACCTTGGAAGTTTTGCCGCAAAGTCGGAGAGACAACCGTTGGTACGAAAGTTATTATGTTTAATTACGCTTATTTCGATTCTCTCGGATTAAACGCAAATCAAATTAAAGAATTACTTAAAACCGGTTTCCCTGAAGAGATGGCTAAGGGATACAACACCTATAAGAAAGATACTAAGCAGAAATGACAAATTCTCGATCCTGCGCATAGCAGCGCCATCATGTGCAATGCAAAAGGAATTCCTACTTTCTTATATGTTTACGGCGGCATACTTAATTATCAAACTTATGCAATTAATGAATTGGATAAGTCAAACAACCAGATAGAAAATGTTCTGGTACATAAATTACCTACTTATCAGGATAAACTTTTGTTCGAAGTCCCTGAGATGCAGGCGTTGCATCAAAAAGTTGCAGCGATCACTAAGAGTGCAAGTCATACAAGACTTATCACTACTATTGGTGATATAACGGTTCATCCGTTACAAGAACAAGATTCTCGTGAAAACGAGGTCTTATCAAAAGCTTATAAGTCGATCTATGAGATGACCGGCCTTAACGGCGAGTTATTCAATGGTTCTAACGCGGAAGCGCTCAAGGAACAGGAGAAGATACTTCGCGGAGAGGTTTGGGGGAAGGTCGAAGAAATCGTTAACTTCCTTAATGTCATTCTCAATAATTGGAGCGGCTTTAAAAATGGGTATCAGGCCGATTTGACCATGCTATCCATATCGCGTGACAGCATACAGGAAGATGTTGCAAGATATCAAGCTGCTGCTGGGTTCGGAGTTGGGGTTACAAACTTCATTGTTGCATCTGGAGTGAAACAAAAAAATATTGAGAGTTATCTCGATATGGAAGAAAATCTTGGCTACGTTGCGCGATTAAAACCTTTGCTCAGCACGAATACCGCGACTGCCAAAGATTCAGAAACGACTACCAAAGAGACTCAAAGCTCTAAAGATGGCGCGACTGATGATCCGGGTACAGGCGATAATGTGACTGATGAACAGACTACCGATGACAATGGCGATGGAGTATCGTCAAAGGATTCGAAAGGAAGTTCTGACGAAGAGCAGAAGTAAATAGAGGATACATTAAATGAAGATAAAGAATTTTACGTCTTTACCAGCAAAGTTTATATCAGTATCCCCGAATTCTGATGATAACCCACTTTACACTAGAGCGAAGTTAAAGGTCTTCTATGTCGGTGAGACAGTTGACCACAGATTGTTTACGGATAATTTCTCAAAATTTTTAATGGGAAGTTTGCCTTATACTCCTGTAGTTAGCTATTATAACTCTGATAAAGATGACTTTGAAGGTCATGCGGAAGAACAGTGCATTTATGGCATTGTTGATCCTGTGACTCAACCTGAGTTCGTAGTTGAAGAAGATGGTACGAAATGGGCAATCTGTGATGTCATCCTTTATACTGAACGACCAGATAAAACTGGAGAAATCGCGCAAAAAATAATCGGTCATCCGGAATCATTAGAGTTGGATCCGAGAACAGTACAATATAAAATTAACCGAGATCGTACTGGAAAGTTCATGAATCTTGAGTTTACTTACGGTAAATTCATTGGCGTCTCAGTTCTTGGAAAAGATGAGAAACCAGCGTTTGCCGGAGCACAATTCTTCAATTCACAAAACTTCCTAAAGGAAATTAAGGATTGTACAAACAGAGGTACAAATATGACTATTGTTATTCCAAACTTTGTATCACAATCCTGGAGCGAAACCGAAAGAGCTGTTGCAGATGCCTTAGCGAAGAAATTCAATGATGGCTATTATCTCGTAGATATGTATGATACTTATTGTATCGTCTATCTCTGGGATGAAAAAGCAAACAGTTCAATGTTGATGAAGGTTCCTTATACTTGCGAAATCAAGGATGGAACATATAACGTTACATTTGGAGATGCTATCAGGGTCCACGTTACATACGAGGATATGAAAGCACAGGCAACACCTGATGCTGTAACACAGACTGCAGATCAAACTGCAGCTAACGCTTCAAAAGTTGAAACACAAGCGTCTGCAAAGCCAGAGAACGCTGCACCGATTACACCGGTTACGGCAGCTCCGGCAAAACCAGAAAATGCCACTGCTTCTACTACTCCTGAACCTACTAAACCAGATGCTACTACTACTACAACGGCTACTGCGGCTCCTGCTGCAGCTAACATGGGATGTGGCGGAGAAAGCGACAAGGAGAAAGATCCTAAGAAAAAGAAACCTGAAGAAGACGATGAGTCTGATGAAGGCGACGCTAAAAAGAAGAAGGATCAGGAAGGAGCTTGCGCTGCTAAAACTGCAGATAATAAAAATGTGCAGACAAATACAACCAGCGAAACCACACTTTCTAACAGTGAACTTGAAGAACTTAAAGCGTATCGAAAGCAAGCTAAACTCTCGCTCATCGACACCTACTCCGAGTCCCTTGGAAGTGAAGTAATCAAGAGCTTCAAAGATAAGGTTGATACTTATTCTAAAGAAGACTTAACTAACGCGCTAAACGCTGAATTCGTTAAAGTTGCGCGTTCGCATTCACAAAATTTTAATTCAGGATTTAGTTGGATTCCTGATAATGAAAATTCCAACAATGATGAGCCGATTTCAGCTGATGATAAGTTAGCTGAAAAAATTGCGGCTCGAAAAAGAGGTAATAAATAATGCTTAGAGATTATTTACCAGTATTTCACGTATTAGAGCCCCAGATGTTGAAAGGCATTTACGCTGGCGCAATTGTTGCGCAGCGTCCTGTCAAGTATACAACTGGTACAAAGGCCTATGGTGTTGCTACTGTTGCAATGGGAGACGCAAAGTTCATCGAAAACGGTGTAATTATGGGTCTCGATCAAGATGGAAATCTTGTAAATTATGACGCTGCTCTTAAAGGCAGCCCCAAAATGATTCACTTCACTGAAGAGCTTCCTGAGATTCTTAAAATTAAGAATACTTGGGCGCTTAAGTGCAAAGAAGGAGAAACATATCCGCGTGGTATTATTCTCCAGGCTGGTGATGAATTCGTTACCGATAATGTAACTGGTACATTGACTGCTGCAGGTTATGCTACTGTTACTAATGGTGTGTTAGCGCTTGTCGCTACTGCTCCTGTTGATGGTGCTGAATTTGCCGCATATCCTGATACTTTGCCTGATGGAACGGCTGCCTACCACTTCATCGTATTAAAGTAATTGAGGTAATTAAATATGGATTTAACTAGTATTGAAAAAGCTCTCCGCGGCGAATCCGTTCAGAGCGCAAAAGGCAACTTTAGTGCGAAAGACGTCAACGATCAGGCAATCGCTGATATGTTCAAAGAACTTGGTTTTGATGCAAACACCAAAATCAGTCAGTATCGTACAAAGAGAGAAGCTGCTTTCGAGATTATCAGCGAAGCGTTGGACGAGATGCTTCCGAAAGATCTTACCGATGTGCTCGGTGGATACGCTGAAGTAAAAACTTATGCTCGTAACGCAGAAGTTGAATTTGAAATCAAAGGCACTGGAAAGCGTCGTGCTCGTTTAACCATTCAGAAGGGTGCTCGCGGTGGTATCTATCGCGCAGCGCGTTTGGATGGCAGATATATGGGCCTCGACACCGAAGTTTGGACAGTCGGCTTATACGTCACGCTTGAGGATATTTTGTCCGGTGATATTACTCTTGCCGAGTTATATCAGAACATTCTTGTTGGTTTTGAAGATAAGGTCTTCGAAGCAACTGTTGCTGCATTAAGAACAGCAGAGAGTCTTGCTCCAGGAAGCCACGTCTTCACTGCCGCTGGATTTGATGGAGATGTCCTCGATAAAGCAATCGCTGTTGCTGGCGCGTATGGAGATCAGATTGTTGTTATCGGTTTCCAGTCATTCGTTAATAAGATTAACAACATGCAGACCTTTGCAAAAGGCGGCGTTGATGCTAGCCAGAACATTGGTCCGCAAGATGCACTTGATGTTCGTGCGTATGGCTTCGTACAGGCTTATAAAGGAACGGTTGTTGTAAAACTTCCGAACTACATCCTTAAAGAAGGTACGAATTACGATGGCATCCAGTGGGCATTCAAGGAAAACGAGCTCTTCGTTCTTCCTGGTGCTGCGAAACCTGTTAAGATCGCTCTCAAAGGCGATATGTACATCCAGGATGATAAGAACCCCGATGGTTCTGAAAACTGGAACGCACATAAATTGATGGGCGTTGGACTCTTACTTGCGGATAACGTCTGCATTGTAAAAGATACCACCATCACTGCTAACGGTGCTTACTAGACTTTAGTCTAGTCCAAGGGGAGGGGGAGACTTCTCCTTCTCCCCGTTTATAAAAGAAAGGACCATTTATTAAAATGGAAAAAGAAGATCCTAAATACGTAAAGATTATTAAGACTTGCCCTGGCAACTTAGTAATCACTATTGTAGACCCGATGACTCGTTTATCACAGAGATTGGAATTTCTTAGCGATAAGAAATTTCAAATTATCTCGTTAGAATGGGCTTCATACGTTTATGCAGATGCTTCAAGCGGATGCTATAGAATGTATAAAGATGGATACTTCACCTTCGATAACCCAGAACTTGTAAAAAAGACTGCGGAAGCGAATGGAGTATTAATGGGTGACGTCGATTTTGAACCGAAATCGCCTGAATATCTTGATGACATTTTAAAAGTATTAAAGAAGTTTGATAAAACTGCTATTGATGGTTATCTCACCCAGCAAAAGGGTATTGATGACGTAATTCAAGTAGCAAACACGCATATTGGCGAGCTTACAAAATCTACCATTGACTATTTGGAAAAGAAATTACAAATTTCTCTTTCAGTTGATGGCGGTTCAATCGCGGAGTAATTAAGTAATGTTATATTGAGAAAAAGTCTTATTTCCAGAAATGTTGGCCATGATTCATGGCGAACGTTATTTAACTATGACTGATGCTCAAATAACAGAAGAACTTAATTCACTCGCAAAAAGATCTGTAAATACTTTCAAATTCCCCAGAATTTCTTTATCTTATGCTTATGAGACAGATGAATCTGGGGAATTAAGATTCTATTTTGTTAATGATTTAACAGATAAAGAGATAGCAATAATATTGGCATGGATGAAGGCGTATTGGGCAGAATATATGATTTCCAACGCTGACAACTATAACAATCTTTATTTCGATTCTAATATTAATGCTTTCTCTCCGGGCAATTTATTGCATAACTATAAAGAAAGCTGGCAAAATTATGTTGCTCAAGCGAAACAACTTGAAAGTGAATATTATCGCGGGGACAGTGAAAACAAGCCGACGCTTGGTAATATCACTGTAGAGTAGAAATGGATTATAAAGATTTCCGCGCAAAACTTTCGCAAGACAAAGTTGTTGAGGATAAGATAGCTGCAAATTTCATTTTTAGTGGCAATCTGGCTACTGTAATAAGTGTAAATAATGTTAATATCTCCGCGGCGCTCGCTTATACGAACAACGTTGAAGAAAGAGACAGAGTTTACACATATACTCATACTCCTATTACATTAAATATTGGCGAAATCTTTGAGTGGCGCGGCGAGCATTATCTCGTTGCAGATCACGATAAGATGGTAAAAAATACTTATTATAATAAGTATTTAGCCTTCGAATGTAACTTCTCCTATGAAAATTCTTGAGGTTATATCAAAGGGCCGATGGAAACCTACATTAACACGACTATTAAAGATAATCATGTTGAAGTTTCTGAAGCCAAACCAATCGCAATATTGCCGCGCAATTCGCACAGCGTAAGTGATGTATTAGTAATCAATGGCCGTCCATGATTGGTCATTGAACGTGACGATTATTCAACGGATGGTATTACATATTATTCGTTGCAAGCTACTACTTTAGGAAAAGAGCCAGATAGTTCTACACTATTACCGCAAACTCCTGAAGACGACAGCATTATCAAGGTTCATGGTCTTGACGTAATAACTGTTTCTACTGAAGATGCATTCTTCAGTTCAAACAAAAAGTTCGACGTTACAAGAACATTAAATTCGGTAGAGTTCAGAGTTCCGTTTGGATATTCTGATTTCTATATACAAGTGAAGCAGAACGGAGAAACAAAGACTGTTTCTTACAAGGTGGTGTTGTAGAATGTCCCAAAAATCTTTGAGTAATTTCAGCAAGCTGTTCGTTGAATATAAGACGCAGTTGCTTGATGATGAGATAATTCGCAAACTTCTCTTCTACGATACTCCAGATGCGTTGAAGCGTGAAGCGCCGAGTAAAGAAGCTGTTGATGGATATATCTTCGTCGCGCCAGTCATGGAAAGCGGGATTACCGATTTCGGAAGAAACACTTACATCATGTTAGACGTACCAAATTTAGATTTGGACGACACTGATGGTGATGGAAGCGTAATGGGGATGGTCTATATTACTCCAGTGACCTCCTATAAATACTGGATGCTAAACGATAACAAAATGCGCTTGTTCGAGATTGCGGAGCGAGTTCTAAAAGATATTGATGATGTGAAGTTCTCACCTAGTGGGAAAAGCACAGTAATGAGTATTGAAAGAGTTTTGATTGATAAACAATTATATGGCTATGCCATCAAAGTTGTTACAACCGATGACTCTAAGAAAGGTTCGTTCTAATGTCATGAAAAAGCGACTATTCAATTCTTAAACTATTTGTTAATAATAGAGTTATTACAATCTCTGATGGAGACAAACAATGCAAGTTTGCGGTTCCTAGTATCAGAGACACGATAAACGATTCTAATCTTAATAAGTTTCTGGGTTTAATGAGCAATCAAATGCAAATGAAAATCCAACCAATTTTTAAAGTAGACAATAGTTGAGAAGTAACAAAAAAACTGCTAGTCGATCCTCAAATAACAAATCTTAAAGAGTTTAAGACTTTTTATCAGATTATTGATTCGACGTTAAAAACATATTGGCATGGTTATGCGATTTCAAAAAATCGTGAAATACTATGGAACAACAATGTTGTTGATGTTGAATTGTGAAATGAATTTATTGGTTCGTTACGTAATGGATGCGGATTAGAAGCTGAAACTAAAGAACCAAAATTTGCAAATGAAGCCGCGCGCAAGTTATGAGAGCAGCAACAAGCTGATGAAGCTCGTATTGCTCAAATACGCGGTGAAAATGGTGCTGGTGACGAAAATCTTATTAAAGCTTGCTTACAGGTAAGTTACGCCATACCGTCATACAGTTTAGACAAGTTATTTGATTTGTCTTTTAGTCAATTTAAGTTCTTACAAGAGATAGCGCGAAACTATCCGGCGTATCAAATTGAATCGACCGCCTATGCTATGGGAAATTTGAAGGAAGCGCCTGCTTTCTTCATTAAATAAAGAGGTAAAAACATGAGTTTTACAACCGCAATTCAACGTGGTGGTATGGTAACGGTCATGAATGCCGCAGTTATTAGCAGTTCTACTGTTGATTTCTATGGTATCGGAACACCAGAAGCAGCTTATCAAAAAGTTTGCAGCTTGGCTAAAGATAACATGATTGCCTATATTGACCATTTTAAAACTGCAAATCTTAATGCTTCTGGACCAACAATTACTATCACCGGTGGTCAAGACGCAAATCCGCTTATCAAATTTGGTAAGACAATGAAGTGCGAAATGAATATGGCTCTTTGTCAAATTGACGCACTTGAAGCCCTAGGTGGTGTTGAAACTACTTCAACTGTAGAAGCTACAAAAACTATTACTTTAAGTGGCGGAGACGCTGTTATTGTCGGTGATGTTATCACTAATACGAATACGGCGTCGGACATTGTGTTTAATACGTTTAATTCTGTTAATTCTACAGAACACACAACTACAGTAGCAAAAGCTACGGGTGAAGCACCAACGACAACTCATACTGTTGTTGCTGAAGAAGCTGGAATTCTTTTAGATAGTCCGGTTGGATATACATTATCTGTTAAACGAATTTATAAAAATGGTTATAAATCATATACTGTAACCAACAAATTCCCAGGAGCTGTTACGATCGTAGGAGATACGTTTGTAGTAGATCAAGCTTCTGGAGATCAAGTCCCAGTAAAGATTCTTATTTATAAGTTCTTGCCAGATGCTGTCTTCAATCTTGCTCAAGACGCTTCAAATGCTGCAACGTTTGATTTAAATGGAGACGTCTTAGGAGTTCATCTTGCTGAAGGCAATAATGAATATCACGGAACTTCATTCTATTCAATTATTGATGGCAGTACAGCAGATTTGCAAGCAGATACAGCAATTCTTGAAAAAGCTGTAAAAGATAAGAAAAAATATTATTTAAGTTTGGCCAACGCTTAATTTAATAATTATTTAATTTTTGAGCCTTGGGTAAAACCAAGGCTTTTTTATTTTTGCGACGATTTTTAATATAAGTTAATCTATATTTGGGTAATTATATGTCAGATAATAAAAATATTTCGATTGGCAGTTCTGTTGATGTTATTCTAAAAGTTGTTAGTAACAGAACGATTGCTAATAAAAACTATGTAGCTGGAGAACCTTATACAGTTCTATCTAATGTAGGAGTTAATTTTTCTTATGGTGGAGCGGCTCAATCAATCTCCATTCAAACCGGAAATTTAATTGATTATTTAAAACAATTTCCTGATACTTTAACAATTCAAAATGTTAATTTAACTCAGAAAATAATGGATTTATTGTTTGTGGAGGGGAGCGCGGCGCAAAAAACTGAACACTGCAATTTAACAGAAAGATCCACATATATTTCTCCTAATGCTACGAATATCTTTATTTATCAAGATAATCAGCGCGTTCCGGAAAGTTCGATTAGCTATGATGCGACGACCGGCAAATTAACTTTCAAAGAATTATCAGATAATTTTAATAATTGCGTTTGCTTTTATAACATCGCGGTTGATAATTGTTATTCTTTAGAGACTAAAAATAATGCATATTTTGAATTGGATATCGTAGGAAAAGGAAATATTGAACAAGATACTTCTGATTTTTATATGTCTTTGCCGACTTGCGCATTATTGCCCAGCAATAGATTTATTTTCGTGCCAAACAGCTTAAATAAAATTAATTTGGTTTTCAGTATCATTAAAAGTGAAACTGGAAAATTAATAATTGAATAGTTATGAGCGCTTCTAAAAACGATTTCATAAAAGATTTTAATAAGAATTCTAATAAAAAGATATACGGAGATGGAGAAAACTCTCGTATAACTTTTGATTTTTTAAATAAAAGCGGCGGGTATATTCATTCTAATGCCTCTCACTTTTATAGAGATTATAGTTCTCTTGAAAGCACAACTGAAAGATATATTGAAAAGATGGAAGAAATAATTGGAAAGGATTATGAGGAAGGAATTTCTTATTGCCGATCAAAAAGAAATGGAGTAAATGGAAAACTATTAGACTTTCTTTATAATTCTTCTGATTGGAATGAGATATTAAATCAAGTTCAATCTTCATTGAATTCAATAAGATTCTTTGGCACCGTTAAATTTGGTGGTACTACTACAGAAAATAATCAAAAGATTATAAACAATTTGAACGAAGTTTTAAATTTTTTAAGCGGAAGTAATTTAACTGACAACTTAGATGAGACTTCTTTAAAAAGATTTTCCGAAGATCAAAAAAAATTTATTTACTTTATAAATCAATTGCAAGAAAATGTAAGCGAAGACACAGAAGGAATAAAAGGAAAAATAACTGGTTTTGTTCCTAAAAAAGATGGAACATTAGAAAACGTTAGTATGTCCCAAATAGCTGGATATCTGACTGAACCAGCTCTTTCTTTATTAACAGAACAATTTAAAAAACAACTTCCGAAAGCATTAGAAAAATCTTTTATAAAAGAACAAAAAATAGATGTTGTTTTTAAAAATGGAAAAGTAATAAAATTAAACGAACCAGAATTTTTTAAGAACATAGATATAATAAGCTTGGGGATACCGCTTCAAGTTAAAAATAATAAAAACGACATTTTACACACAAAGCTAAGTAGGAGAACGGATTACGATTTAGAAAATAAGGAAGAATATATTAACACGATTCTTTTTTTAGAATACGCTTTTAATAATAGAAACGCTTTAAATAAATATTCTTCGAATAAAGAAGGCAAAGTTATTTTATCTAACATGGATAACTTGCTTGCCAGATTAAATTTAATATTGTTTAAAAAAGCTTTATTGCAGGTTATATTATCTGGAAAAAGAAACGAATTTAATAAAAATCCGAATGATTCCTCTAATTGAAGCGTTGCCACAGTACAAATGGGACTTCCTTTAGGTGAAATACCGACGATAGATGGTAATAATGGCGGAACTAAAAAATCTTATTTGTATTGAAATGATATTTTACTAGAAAATGCCAATCAAGATAAAAATTCCTTTAGTGGTTCTACTATAAATGGTTTTAAAAACTTAAAAACGCTTATTGATGATAAAGCAAGAACCTATGATAAAGGAGAACTAACAGGAATTTATTCTAGAAAGATAAGGCTTTCTAACGAAATTTTAAAAGGGAATGTCTCTGGAGATTTCTATGAAAATGCGGTTTCTTTAGGAAGAATTACTATGTCTCCAGCAATAACCGTTAACAAGAAAAACAAGAAACAGAAAAGTTCTGGTTATGTATTCCCATGAAGTTTTACAGATAAAAGTAAATACGCGTTTTTAACAAGAATTTTTGAATTCGATATTCCTATAAATAATGTTTATAAATAAGAACAACTTCGGTTTTTGCCGCGGCCTTATTCTACAATTAAACTATAAACAGTATAAAGAAAGGTTTTTATATGTTTAAGAAAAAAGAAATTAAAAATGAAGTAAGCAATACTATCATAGAATCGGTTTTAAAAATGGTTTATGAAACACCTAATTTTTGTGAAAAAATAATGGAATTAAAAAATTTTGAAAATCAATATAAAGGATCAGAATTTTATCAAAAAACTGAAATAGACCTTTTCACTCTTTATAGAGAATATTCCGCGGAAATAAAATTTTCTCCGAAAGAAATTTTAGATTACTTACAAAAACATATAGATGAGTTAAAATTAGATAACTTAGAAAAAGTTTTAAACGAATTTGTCCATGAAACAGATAAAACGTATGCTGACACAATAAGTTCCGCTCAAGAAATAG